CTGACTCCTCCTTTCCGGAATGCGGTGCTACGGTCACGTTCGCAACCTGGGGGAGGCGCACGTGAGGATCATAGTTGCATTGCTGGCGGCATTGGCTCTAGCCGCCTGCGCCAAAGCCGCAGATCAAGTTTCAGCGGCCTACGTGTCGCCCATTCCTTACCAGAGCTACACCTGCCAGCAGCTAGGCCAGGAGGCCGAGCGCATCGCCTCCCGAGCCGTGGCCCTTACAGGGGCGCAGAACCAGCGGGCCGTATCGGATGCGGTCGTCACGACCGTTGCGCTCGTGGTCTTCTGGCCCGCGGCGTTCCTTGTGGGCGGCGACAACGCACAGACCGCCGAACTCGCCCGCCTGAAGGGCGAGATGGACGCCATCGAACAGATCTCGATACACAAGAAATGCGGCATCACCTTCCAGCGCGAGGAGCCGAAAGCCGAGCCGGCAGGCGCGAAGGAATCCTAAGGCCGTCACCCCACCATCAGCGCCGGGAACTGCGCCCGCGTGTAGATGCGGCTGGGGAACTTCTGGTTCGTGAGGTCTTCCAGGCGTGCCATGCCCTCGACCCGTGTTCCCGTCACCGTGACCTTGCGGATAACGAACTCCACAGGCCCATAGACCGGCTCCGACGTGTCGTCCTCCCGATACTGCCGCACAAGCACCCTCAGGTCGGCGCGCACCACCACGGCGGCTTCAAGGTAGGGCATCAGCTCTCGGGCGACGTTGTCCACCGCCACGCGCACCTCAGGGATGCGCTGCTCCGCGAACTCCGGCATGCTCGCCTCGAAGGCGATGGGCTGAAAGACCACAGCCTCGCCGCCGTTGAACGTCGCCCCATCCTCGATGGTGAGCGTGCGCGGTTCCACGTCGCAGACGAAGCGGAGTGGGATGGGCGTCTCGCCTTCCAAAAAAGCCGGGTGTTGAAGCTCCAGCGTGTCGAAGACGAGGACGGACGGCGCCACCGTCGCCTCGGCCTCGGCCCATGCGTCAGCCCAATCGGTCATGGCCTCATTCCGTCACGGACGCTGGGAAGACGAATGCCGAGAAGGACACCGCGACCTGAAGGCCGCCGAGGTGCGTGATCTCGATGGTTTCGGCGTCCAACTGGACGATGCGGGACACGTAGCTCGCTCCGTCCAGGCTCACCTGCATCGTGAAGCGCGCCGTCCCGCCGTAGATCGTCGTTTCCAGGAAGGCGTTGAAATCTGCCAGCTCCGCAGTGGAGAGCATCCGCCCCCACTTCATGACCTTGAGGGTATCGCCCGGCATGCGGCGGATGCGGACATTGCCGGCCTGCATCTCCGTTTTCAGGGGGGCGCGGACGGGCTTGATGCTCCAGCGATCCGGCGAGGATTGGTAGGGGACCGTCACCGGCCAGACGGGGGCGGTCATCGGACCATCCCCCGCGCTTCGTTCAGGCCGAACCGACCCTTCAACGCCTTGGCCAGCGGGCCGACCTGCTCCATGTCCCTCACGAACTCCTGGCGCAGCATCTTCTTCACGATCACATCAAGCTGGATTTCGCCGTTCGCGCCCATCTTGGGCTGCCCGACTTCGACCTGACCGCCGCCCTGGTTTACGACGTTCACCGCGATCTTGGGGGCGCCCATCCGAGCGCCGAGGGCCTTCATCTGGCCCGCCGTGAACACGCCCTCATCGGACTTGATGATGGCCCGCTGTTCGCCCGCCATGAGGCCGAAAGGATCGCGGCCGGAGTGATACCGCGGCGCGTTGACATAGGCGGCTGGGTTGTCGTGGCGGATGAAGCTGGCCTCACCCGGCCCGGCGCCAGAGTGGGCGCCGAAGGTCGGCACCGCCATCGGCCCGGCCGAGCCCGTGACCATCGTCATCGAACCCCCGCCAAGCGCGCCGGAGATGCCGCCCAGCAGCCCCGCGATGGCCTGGTTCATTGCCATCTCCAGCAGCTTGTCGAGCAGCTTGTTCATGGCGTTCGTCAGCGCGTCCACCAGAGGCACGCCGTTCCGCAGGTCAGAGATGAAGCCGCTCAGCGCGGAAGAGGCCAACTGGCCCGTCTCCTGCAACGTCTGGTTCAGCCGCATCGCCGACGCGCTGGCGGAATTCATATCCACCGGCAGCCCGGCCGAGCGCTGCGCCGACGCAATCGCCTGATCGCCTGGCGTCCGGCCCAACTGGCTCCGCTCGAACGCGATGTCGTTCTGAAGCTTCAATTCCGCCGTGAGCTGGGCGCCCTTGGCGATCTCGGCGTTCTTCTTTTTCAGGGCCTCGTACTCGGCCTCATCGAAGCGGGTGCCGTTCTGTGCCGCCTCCCGGCGAAGCTCCCAATAGGTCTGGAAATTGGAGCGCAGGAGCGCGGCTTCTTCAGCCGTCTTGCCGATCAGCGAGATTTCAAGCTGCTGCTGCGCGAGGGCTTGTTCCGCCGCCATGGCCCGCTCGCGCGAAGCCTGCGCAAGCTGGGCGTAGACCTCGGCAAGCGCCCTGATCTTTCCGTCTTCCGCCTGCGCCGCAGCAGTGGCATTGGAGGCGCCCTGCGCCTTCGCCCGGTAGGCATCGAGCGCCGCCTGGGCGTCGGCTCGCTCCAGCGGAGTCTTGGCCCGGATGACCGCAATTTCAAGCTCGCGCTCGCGCCGCAGCCGCTCGGATACCGCGAGCAACTGCCCGTTGCCGTCGGTGATGGCGTCGATCTGGTTCTTGATCCCCTCCAGATCCATCAGATACTGGTCGGAGTTGTTCCCCTGGCTCGCCAGCCCCGCGCGTAACTGCGCCTGAAGCTTGGTGAGGCGCTCCAGTTCCGTGATCTGCGGATTGAGCGTGCGGACCGCGTCGTCGGCCTCTTTCTGGGTCCGGTCGGTCAGCGCCTTGTCGGCGCGGCGACGCTGCCCTTCGAGCGCCCGCAGCGCGTCGTCAAGCTGCGCCTGCAATTCGGCGATGCGGGTGTTGATGTCCCACGGGGTGAAGACGCTCCCGCTCTGCTTCTGCTTCTTCGCGTCCTCAAGCTGCTTCCGGAGATCAGCCACGTAGGCGTCATCGATCGGCGCGCCGTCGACCAGCCGCGACACGCCGCGCCCCAAAGCGGTGTAGGCCCGGCCGGCCCAAAGAGCGACCTCGGCCCACGCGCGGGCGTTGGCGGTCAGCTTCAGGGTGGCATCCGGAACGGAGTCCCGAAGCTCGCGCAAGAGAATGGTCTGCGCATCCGAGATGCGGTTGTGCGAGATCAACTCGCGGGCGTTCTGGCGGACCTCTGCGCTCAGGAAGTTGAAGCGCTCATCGAGGTCGTCGATCACCCGGATCGGGTCGGCAAAGGCCCGCGCCAGTTCCTGCGCCGCTTCTGGGATTTCCTGCCCGGTGGCGGCGGCATAGTCCTTGGTCACCTTCACGAGGTCGGACAGGTTTTCCTTGCTGACGCGGCCCGTCTCGATGAACGCGCCGGAGATCACCCGAGCCGTCGACACTGTGACGCCGCCGGCCTTGGCCGCCGCCTCGGCGAGGTCGTTCAACTGCGCCACGGTCAGGTCGATGGCGCGGCCCTGGCCGAAGTTCAGGGACGCTTCGACCTTCTTCTGTCCGTCCAGCCAACTCGAATAGGCCGCGACCGAAGCCACGCCCATAGCCAGAAGCCCGGCCGTAACCACGCGCACCGGCGTGAGGAGCCCCAAGAGGCCGGAGCCGAGTTGCTTGAGCGACCCGACCACACCGCCCTGCGAACCCGCGAGGATCTGGTAGACCTGCCCGCCCTGCGTCGCCATCACCTGGAATGGGCTGGAGCCGGACGCGAGCATGGTGCCTACGTCGTTGAGCTGGAACCCGAGGTTCTGCATCTCGTGCGCGGACAGCCGGGCGGAGTTCTGCGCCGCCGCGCCGAAATTGTCGTTCGCCGCCTGGGCAACGCCGTACTTCGTCTTCAGCAGGTCGAGAGTATGCGCATACTCTTCTTGAGAAATGGTGCCCTGCTGCACGGCGCGGTCAAGGATTTCCTGCCCCTTCGCCACCGCCTGCAAGGCCCGGTACTCTTCATCGAGCGTCTTGCGCAGCCGGTCCACAGCGTTCGCGGCCGAAAGCTGGCGCTTCGCCGACTTGTCCGTGACCACGGCGAGGGTTTCGCCCGCCTTCGCGGCATTGGTCTCCGCGACGGCCACCGCGTTGAGGTCCGCGACGGTCTTCTCCGCCCCTTCCGAGGCGTATTTTGTGACGACGCGGCGGACTTCTTCAATCGCTGGCATTCTGCGCCCCGATCCATTCTATGAAGGCCACGTCCATCGCGCGGATCAACGACATGAACCGCTCGAATTCGTCACGGTCATCCACGCCGAAGCGGGTGGCATACCGGTCAATCGCAAGGAAGGGGATGCGCCCCACCGACATGCCGGACTGGCGGTCGCCGGAGAGGTCGTGAAAGGCCCGCCAGATGAAGACCAGTTCCGCCCTCACCTCGGCCTTGTTCCGCATGAATTCGAGGTCGGCAGGGTTGCGCCCTGCGGCCTGGTGCGCTGCGCAGATGCGCTCGGCTTTCTCGCCCCACTCCAGATGCCAGAGCAGGGCGGCGGTCAGTTTTTTGCCGCGTCCTTGACCTCGTCGGAGCCCTGCTCCGCCACCACGGACGCCGCGTAGCTGACCGCATCGCGAAGCAGCGGCCCAATGTCCGCGTCCGCGAGGAAGTCGGAAAGCTTCTCCTTCGAGAAGGGCAGCGGCTCGTCGTTCTCGGTGAAATTCCAGTCGAGAAGGATCGCTTCGACGATCACCTCGGCATTGATCGCATCGAGCTTTTCGGTGGGGAGGCTGCCGGCGCCGGGCGTGATCGCGCCGCGGGCGAGCTTCTCGCGCAGCCGGCGCGCATCGGGGTTGTTGATGCCGCGCACCTTGAGGGAAACGCCCTCGAAGCCGGGGACCGGGATGTCGGACACCCACGCGCCCTGGCGCACCTTGGCGCCGGCCTGCTTGATCTTGGAAATCTGCATGTCATCCTCGTCACGGGAAGGGGTGGGCGGGGCGCCGTGACACGCCCCGCCCGATCCGGCCGCAGGCGCGGCGCTGCGCTTCGGCCGGAACTCAGAGCGTCACGGCTCAGTTGGGCAGGTAGTGGAAGCGGCCGACGCTCATGGTGTAGCCCAGCGTCGCGTCGCGGAACGCCGTGAAGCCGGCGGACAGCATCACGTCGGTGTTCTTGCCCGACACGGTCGGAGAGCCCGAAGAGAGCTTGATCGACGGGAAGTCGAACACCAGCTTTTCCCGGTTGCCATCGGTGCGGCCGAGCCGCATATCGAAGCTCGTGAGCGTGTTGTTCATGAGCTTGTCGAGCACCGACTTGTCGCCGAAGTAGGTCTCCAGCGTTCCGGTCACGGTGAACTCGCCGTTTCCGGTGCCGACCGCCGCGATATGACCGACCGCGTTCTGCCGGCGCAGGTTGTTGTTGATCGTGAAGGCCGCGGACATCACGTAGTTCGGGCCGGTGATGTCCGAACCGTCGAAGGCGATGCGCCCCACGTCCACGCTGGTGTTGAGCACCGCATTGGTCGGAGCCGCGATATCCGTGGCACCGGACACGCGGGACGCCTGCGGGGTGCCGCCAGCGCCGATGTAGGTGACGGAATAGGTGGCGATCGCCTGCGCAGGCGCATTGACCGCGAGCTGGTCCGCCGTCATCCCGGTCAGGTACTCATACGTTACCGGGGAGTGGTCGAGATACTGCCGCTCGAAGGTGTTGCTGCGCTTCGTGACGCCATTGACCAAGCGGTCACCCCAATAGACCTGTAGGGTCTTGCTGGTGCCGGCGTCGGCGGTCCAGCCGGTGGGCACCCGGTCGAAGGACAGGCGGTTCGCCGCGATGGCGGACACGCGCACCCATCCATTGTCCTCGGCGGTCGCCAAGTAGGTGCCGGAGGACGCGCCGCCGATCTTGAGCCATTCGCCCACGGACAGGCCGAGGGTGGTGAAATCGAGGGAGGTGGAGGTCAGCGCATTGCCGCCCTCGGTGACGGCCACCAGGTCGCCGGACGCGCCCTCGAAGCCCACCGCCCGCACCTTGGCCGTGCCGGGAGGCGCCGCTTCATCGGTCAGGCTCGGCGAGGACGGGGCCACCACAGCGGTTCCCGAGCTGCCGGCCTGCGCCTTGAAGAGCGAGTTGTTGCCGGAATTGGTGAAGCCGGAGGCCAGCACCAGCATGCCGGCGACGAAATCCGCCCCGGTGTCGGTGCAGGTGTAGGTGTCGCTGGATGCCGTGACCTGCGTGATGACGCTGTCCGACGTCCCGTCGTTGTCGCGGATGGGCTTCAGGGACCAAGTGCCCTGCACCGCCTCTTCGAGGTCATCATCGACCGCGCCGAAGGACATTTCGTGCCCCACGTCGCCGCCGGCCTGATAGCCCACGAGGATGAGGTCCACCACCTGGCGATCCGAGCGGATTTCATTGGAAGTCACGGTCTGCGGATTGAACGCGAGGGAAGACGAGGTCTGCCGCTGCGTCTTGAAGGCCGGGTTGGACGGGGTGACGCCGAAGGTGGACTCGCGCACCTTGGACAGCTTGACGCGGTTCGTCGTCTGCAGTTCGGTCATGGAAGGGGGCTCCATCTACGGGAAGGCCGGCGTCATCACGACGCTGGCGGGGCGCTTGCCCAAGGCGCGGGTCAGGCGAAACGGTCGTATTTGTAAGGGACTGCGCAGGAGAGAGCCCAATAGAGGCCGTCGTCGTTCCGGTCGTCGAGAACCTCCGGAGAGGGCGCATAGGTGGTCACGCCGCCGAACTGCTTTCCCCGGAAGAGGGCGCGAAGCTCGTTCATCCACCCGGCCCAATCATCGAGGCCGGAACCCCGCTTGACCTGGAGCACGAGGCGGACAACGCCCTCTTCGCGGAACACATTGTTGCCGGGCGAGCCGACGGTGATCTGCTGTTCGTCCGCCACCGGATATTGGACCACCAGGAACGGGGCCGGAGGCGGCGCCGCCTCCTTGTTGCCGTAGGAGACGGTGCAGCGCGTCCAGTTCGCCTGGAGCCGCGCCTTCACCGCGTCCATCACCTCTTTCGATGCCATCGGCTCACCTCGTGATGACGATGGCCGGCTGGCGCGTGAGCCAGTCGCGCCGCTTGGCGCCCTTGCGGGATTTCGTCGGCATCTTGGTCTTGGATGCCCAGTCGCCCACCGCACCGCCGAGCAGGGACCGGAACGAGAAGCGGATGCGCGCCAGATTGCCGAACCGCTTGGCGGCCAATGCGGCCACGGCCTCGTAGACACCCTCCGGCGCCTGCGAAGACAGGCCCCGCTCGATCTTGCGCGAATAGGGCTGGGCGTTGATGTAGACGTACTCGTCGGCATCCGGCAGTTGAGGCGACGACGGGTCGATTTCCACGCCATCCGCCAGGAGCAGATGCGAGCGCCGATAGCGCCCGCTCTTCACTGGCGAGTGCGTGATGAGCAACAGGTCGATGTAGCCGAACATGTCGGCCATCACCTCGAATTCCGAGACGATGACGCCGTCCGGCTTCACGCTTTCCATGGGCGCGCCGCGGCGCCCGTCCACATAGGTCTCATGCGGCGGCACGAACCCGAGGGCGAGGCGATTTTGCTCCTGCGCCTCTTCGAGGTGCTTCTGCGCATACATCGCCAGCTTGCGCGAGCGCTCCCTCGGGTCTTCACCCTGCCGGATCGCCAGCACCACACTCCGGTCGATGGGCTCGATCCGCGTGCGGATGGCCATCAGCCCACCACCTCAAGCTCGATCCGGACCACCGTCCCATCAATCCTGCGCAGGGTGGCGCTCTCCACCCGCCGTTCCCGGCCCTCGATCACCACAAAGTCTCCCGTGGCCGGCCAGGACTGAGGCGACGGCCAGGACGCCGCAAGGATCTCGGAAGGCGACAGGATGAGCCGCGTCTGCCCCTGATAGAGGCCGCTCGCCAGCTCTTCCGAGGTGTAGAGCCCCTCCCGCACCCGCACCGACAGATCGGCATTGGTCTGGCTGGTGCCCTCTCCGGATGTCCGGCGGAGGGTGATGGTCTGCCCGTGGGAGGCGAGCGCCCGGTCGATGGCGGAGATTGCCTGCTCCGGGCTCATGCGAACGCCACCGGGACACGGTAGTTGTCGAGCAGGTCCGCCACATCCGGCGTCACCGCCCCGCCCTCGGCGCCCGTCGCCACCCAATAGGAGGCCGAATAGACGCCGGGCACATCCTCCTGCCGAAGCAAAGGGTCACGCTTGCGCGTGAACCACCGCGCCTTGACCATGCGCATCACGGCGTCTTGGACATCCGAAGGGATGGTGGCGAAACCGGCGGTGTACTGCGCCGAGATCGGAAAAGCCGGCCACTTTTTCGTGTAGCCGGAGCCGTCCAGGCGGAACAGTTGCCCAACCCGCCCGTCCGACCGGAAATCGGTGTCGGCGGTCAGGGCCTCCCCGTTCTCGGTGACGGTCGCCACAGCCGTGACAGGCCACCTCGAAAGCTGGAGCGGGCGCACGCCCCCCGGAATGATCCAGGGGTAGCCGTCCCGCTGCGGCCAGAACTCGTCCTTCACCACCTCCGACGCGAACTGCCGATTGGCATATTGCACGGCGGCGGCCGAGGCTCGCTCGATCACTTTCGTGAGCCACGCATCATCGGTCGATGCGCTGATGCCCAGCTCGGCCTTCACGTCGGAGAGGCTAACGAGCTTCAGGTCCGCGGCCGGCGTCACCACCGTCGTGATGATCTCGACCGACATGGCTCAGACCTTCGACACGATGGTGAGGGTGCGGGCGCTGGACTGGTTGACGGGCGAACCAGCGGTACCGGATCGGACCTTGAAGCTCACCACGCCGATGAAAACCATGGGATTGAGGGCGATGTACTGGCTCGCCGCCGCCGCCGCCGTGACCTCGGCGGACATATCCTGAAGCGCATAGAAATTGGTGCCGTCGACGCTCACCAGGAACGATAGGCCGGCCGTGGTCCACGACGCCGGCATGACGATGCCGATGGGGACAAGGGGGGCGACGGAGATGGCGCCCGACTGGCTTTCGCCGCTGGCGATCACCGCATCGACGGTCTGAAGATTGATGGCGCGCGCCATGGCAGCCTCCGGAAGGGATGGGGCCGCCGGGGGTGCCGGCGGCCGTCAGGATCAGGAGCGGTTCTGCCAGGCCCGCACGTAGTCGATGAGCATGGTGCCCACGCCCGTGCCGGATGCCTTGTAGAGGCCGAGATAGGGCTGGAGCACCGCCAGCGTGCCGGTCGCCGCGAAGTTCACCGCGCCCGCCGCCGACACCTGGGCGCCGTTCACATAGAACTTCACGTCGGTGGCGTCGGAGGCATCGATGCGCAGCGTGACCCAGTCGTCGGTCGTCACCGTCACGCCCGTCGACACCGACTTGGTCGTGGTGCCGTCGAACGAGCGGTAGTAGAGCAGACCGGAGCCGTTCGCCTGGAACTGGGCATAGCAGGTGTTGTTGTCCGGGCCGTCGATCCAGTCCGAAGACAGGCCGGCCACCGCCTGAACGCCGGAGGCGCTGGGCAGAACGGACAGGCGCACGCGCGCCTCGAAGACGAGGCCCTTCGTGATGTCGAGGCCCTTCTGGTCGCCCCAATAGAGGCCCGCATCCTGCTTCTGGGAGGCAGAGGTCAGGGCGCAGGCGATCTGCCCGCCGACCGCGGACGCGACGCCCGCAACGGTCGGGGGGGCGGCGCCCACGATCTTCTTGACCCAGTCCATGCCGGACTCGGCCGAGCCAGCGGCCGGGACCACCAGCTTGCCGGCGCCGAGGAAATCGTCGTTGTAGACCAGCGGGGACAGCTTCCCAGTGGTCTCGAAGGTGGCGGAATCGAAGAAGGTCAGGACGCCGCCGACATACTTGCTCTTGGTGGACATGGTTGTCTCCTTGCCGGACGCTGTGCGTCCGCCTCATGGACGGTTCGGAGAGGGAGAAGGGCCGGCCGGAGCCGGCCCCTCATCAGGATCAGTCGCTCACGCCGGAGGGCGGGGTGGCCTGCTGATAGCGACCGGGCACCACGAAGATCTGCGCCGACGTGATGTTGGCGGCATCCGAGGCGCCGGTGACGAGCGCGACGCAGTCGAAGCCGTTCGCGACATCGAGGGCCGCTTCCGGGGTGATCTCGAAGATGACCACCTTGTTCTTCACGCCCGCGTCGGTCGTGTAGGAGGCCGCCGCGGTGCGGGACACCAGGGTGTCGCCGGCCGCGATGTCGAGGTTCGACCAGATCGGGAAGGTCGCCGAAACCGCCTTGGCGCTGCCGCCGGCCACCGTGACGGCCTGCGAGAGAGAGAGGGCGATGGTCGCGGCGTTGCCCTGGGTGATGTGGGCGACGACGTAGGCCTTGTGCGCGTTCTTCAGCGACACATAGCTGCCGGTACGTCCGGCGGCGTCGGTCGCCGGGGCCATGGTCGAAACCGGCTTGGCCTGGGCGACGAGGGAAAACTGACGAGCCATGGTGAGTGGCCTTTCCTATGACAGAGGGAGGGCCACACCAGCGGCCCAAGGGACCGGCGCGGCGTGATTGCCGCGCCGAAGATCGTCACCCGCGCGTGGCGAGGGTGATGAAGGGGGACTTCGTCGCCGAGCCCTTGAACGGGGTCAGCGGGGCGTGCCAGATCGGCGCGCCGTCGACGCGATAGGTGATGCGGAACACCATCTGGTCGCTCAGGAACGCGACGTGCATGGACGACGCCGCCTGCACGCCGCCCTTGTCCGCGAGGACGTACTGCGACATGTCGGCGAGGACGATGTCGCCCTCGGTCCCGAGGGTCTCGCAGTACTCCACCGGGATCACCGGGCGCCCGAACAGCATGCCGTAGGGGTTGCCGGAGATGCCGTTCGGCGGCAGGTAGACCGGGACACCGGCGGTGCCGATGACCTGCGACAGGCTGTAGAGCTGCGGCTCGATGTCCTGATTGATGAACCAGACCGCGTTCGCACGCGACTTGGCCCACATGCGGGACCACATGTTCAGGACGTTCTCGTAGACGATGGTGCGCGCGGCCTGGCCGGTCTCCTTCGCCACCGCCACTTTGGCGGGCGCGTTCAGGATGCCGAGCGGGACGCCCGCGCCGGTGCCGCGGAACACCGCGTCCTCGGTCATGAACGTCACTTCCTCGGAGAACGCCTGGTTCGCCAGGGACGACAGCACCGACTGGTCCGCGAGAAGCTCGTCCGTCACGTACATGGTGGACATGAGCTTCTTCAGGTCCAGCTCGACCAGCCGGAACTTCGGCTTGGTCGCCGACACGGTGTCGCCCTCGCCCACCCAGTAGGACTGGACGCCACCCCAGCGGGAGCCGGTCGCGCGGCTGGTCTCGTCGATCGCGGGGATCTTGATGCCGTTCGCGTTGGAGGAGATGGTCAGCTTCTGGGTGCGGGAGAGCACCTGGCCGAGTTCGTAGGCGCGGGCGAAGATGGCCGACGAAAAGTCGGTCTGCACCAGGAAGCCTCCGGTCTCGGGACCGACCTCACCGGCGCCGGTCGGGGCGCGCACGAGGCGGTTGTCGAACTCCATACCGCGGGAAGTGGCAGCGCGGGCGACGCTCACGAGCTGCTCGCCGAAGTTCTTGAACGCCTTGTCCTTGGCCTGATCGGGCTCGGCGACGGAGGGCGACACCGGCTTGGCGAGGTCGGCGGCGCGCTTCTGCGCCTCCTCCAGCGCCTTGATCTGATCGTCCATGGCCGCGAGGTTGGCCTTCTTCTCCTCGAAAGCGGTCTTGGAGAAGTCCTTCGACTCGGCGAACGCCACCAGGGCATCGGCGAGGGCTCCGCGCTCCGCGCGGAGGTCATTGAGCTTCGTGCTCATCTATGAGGCTCCATCTAAGGGATAGGCGCGTCATCGCGACGGGCCTTGCCAGCCTTGCCCAAGGGCGGGTTCAAAGGGCATCCTCCGCGCTGGAGGATCTCGTCAGGCGGCGCTCAGCCGCAAAGCCTCGGCGATCGCTTTCGCCTTGGCCTGATCTTCGTTCTCGTCTTCGCTCTCCGCCTCTTCCTCTTCGGCGTCCTCGGCCGGCGCGACCATGCGCATCAGCCGCTCACACCCTTGGGAAAGAAGGTCGTGCACCGCGCGGATTTCAGCCTCCGTCGCGGACGAGATGGTCTTGCCGGCGCGCTGCACCTGGGCGTCAGTCAGCACCCGCTCGCCGGCCGCCATCTCGGCGGGGTCGAACGGGGCGGCGCGGGCCTTCAGCGCTTTCTTGAGCAGGTCAGCGAACCGCTTCTCCTGCCCTTCCTCAGCGAGAAGTTCGGTCACTTCCTCGACCGTCATGGACACAAGGGCCTGCCCGAGCTGGTTCACCGCATCGGTCAGCATCATGGGGACCGGGCTGCCGTCGCCCTCGTATTCGGCCTCCCACTCCACCATTTCCTCAAGCCAAGCGAGGTCCATCAGCAGGCACGCCAGCCACGACACCTCATAGAGGCCCTTGGCCTGCATCTTGGTCGCCGGCCGCGCGGCCTTCAGGAGCATCGCCACCCGGTCAATGTCGATGCCCGCGGCCTTGGCCTGCACCAGGGCGTTGGCGTTGGCCGGGATCGGTACGATGGAGATTTCGAGCAGCTCCTGCTTCTTGAAATCCACGCCGCCGGGCCGCGACTTATCCTTGGACAGCGCCCAGTCGATGGGCTGGAAGCCGACCGACACGCTGTTCAGGTATCCGCCCTTCACGAGCTGGTAGACCACCTCGGCCTGGGGGTTGACGGAAGCCGGGGCGAACTCAATGTCGCCCATGAGCTGCCCGCCTTCGACACGGACGTTGGCCGCCTTGCCGACGACGTTCGCCGCGGTCTTGTCGTCATGCCCGAAAAGCACGACGGGGTTGGACCGGAACTTGTCGAGCACCCACCCCCGCTGGTCGATGGTGTCGCCATAGCGATCCACCGTGGCATCGGAAAACACGAAAGTGACGACGCGGCCCTCCGCTGCGGAAATCTCGGCGGTCGGGGCCAGGCGCACGGCGCCGCGCACGTCTTCCCCGCGGCCGAGCGCGGCGTGAAAGTCCGCGATGTCGACGATGTTTCTGCGCATGAGCGTCAATCCTTGATCTCGCCGTCTTTGGGGCGCCCAGCGCCGTCCGGAGCGGTGCCGGTGGACTGGCTCCCTTCCCGCGCCATGTTGGCGGGGTACTGGAGCTTCGCCGCGTCGCCACCCATGGGCGCGCGGCCGTCATCGATCCGGGCTTCGTCGGGGGTGATGAACATGGACATGATGCCGGTGCGATAGTTTTCGTACCGGGTCTTCACGTCCGCCCGAAGAAGCTCGGCCATATCGAAGTCAACTTCGATCCCGTCACGGCGAAGATCAAACGTGCTGCACAGCTTCGATTCCCAGCGCCGGGTGTACCCGGAGATGGTGTAGTTCACGTATTCTTGGCTCTGTTGCGTGATATTGTTGTTCGTCGACCGCGACAGCTCGCCGATCATGTGGGGCGGGATGCGGAAGACGCGCGCGATTTCCTGGAGCTGAAACTGGCGGGAGGCGATGAACTCCATGTCTTCGCCGGTCATCGAAATCGACTGCCACTTGACGCCCTGCTCCAGCACGGGCGTCTTGCCGGAATTCTGGAGCCCGGACATGCTCGACCGCCAATCGGCCGCCATCCGCTCCGCCGCGCCATCCGCCAGCTTGTTGTCGGTCGTCAGGAGCCCGCTCGGCCGGGCCGCGTTGCCCATCCACCGCGCCGCCTGCTGCTCCTGCGCCAGGAAGAGGCCGATGGCCTCCCGCGCGAGCACGATGCGCGAGACGCCCAGGAGCCCGTTCATCGAAAAGCCCCGGATGTGGAGCATATCTTCGAACGGGATGAGGAACGGCAGCCCCCGAAGCTCCGCCATCAGGTGGAGGCCTTGCGGCGTCACCCGATAGAACAGTTCCCCGGTGGGGGCCTCCCACAAGGCGACCCAGTCGGCATTGACCGGGACCAGCTTCACCGGCTGGCCGCGCCCATTGCGGGAGATGACCGCATAAGCGTTGCCCCGCATGATGAGGCTGCACTGCATCTGCTCGCAGAACTCCATCCAGTTCTGCCAGGCGTTCGGCCGGTAGAGGAGTTCGTAGAGGTAATGGTCCCTGGCTTCGGTGCGCGAACCGTCATCCGACCTGCGCCACACCCGCGGCGAGAGCTTTGCCACGTCCTCCGCCAGCATGGTCACGCAGGCCATGACAGCCGAGGCATTGAGGGCGGTGCTCTGGTTGATCTGAATGCCGGTGACGGAGGGCACCGACAGGAAGTTGTCCTGCCACAGCAGAGCATCGGACGTGGTGTCGCTCGACTTCCCGACCTTGGGCTCGATGCGCTGCGTCACGCCGCTGCCCCGGCCGAAGAGGCGCGAAAGAAATCCCATGCTCGCCACCTTCAGCCGAAGAAGAGAATGCCGCGGTCAGCCGAATAGACGGAGCGTCCGTTTCCCGCCTCCGGGTTGAGGCTCATCAGCGAGACCGCATTGAACAGGCTCATCAGCGGGTCGATCTTCGCCGAGCCGCTCACCTGCTTCGTGATCGTGATCGCGTTGCCCTTGGGCTCGGTGCGGGCATTGCCCACGCACCAAGCCATCAGGGGCGACCCCTCGTGCTTCAGCTCCCCGCCGGCCACCTTGCGGGCCGTGGTCTTGATCGCACCGTTCAGCTTCCAGCCCTGCGACACGGCGACGATGCGGTCCAGAGCAATCCCCCGCGCCACCAGTTCGTCGACGATGTCCACGATGCCGGCCGGGTCCACGCCGATGGCTGATTTCTCCGCCAGCAGCCCGCGCCCATCCACTTCGAGAATGATGTCGGCCACGTCGGCCACGTCCTGGCCAGGGTGATCGACGATCGTGAGGTTGCCCGCCTTCCGGAGGTCTTCCAGCTTGGCCGCGATGTCCTTCCGCCGGGAGAGGACGATCTTGTGTGCCCATGCCCGGCTCCAGGAGAGCCATATGCCGGTCCCCTTTTCCCTGCCCAGGAGCGTCAGGCCAAGCAGATCGTCCAGACCGCCGCCGTCAATCCCGACCACCACCACTTCGCAGCGGTCCAGAAAATCTGACAGGCTGGGGATTGAGGTCGCAGCGGCTTCCCAGAAGTCGGCGCCCTCCCATGCCTTGTTGGACAACGCGAGGTTGATCTCGACATTCAGGTGCTTGGCGAGGAAGCCGCGAAGGCTAGCCTCCCCGGCGGCCTCCGCCTTACGATACTCGTCTTCGAGAAACTGCTCATCGACCGAAGCGCCGAGGTTCGGGTTCGTGATGTGCCAGAACTGCTTCTCGCGGTACTGCTTTTCCTCCAGCATCTTGTGGGGGAACTCATAAAGCAGGCCGAGGCTTCGCGGGTCGTTGATCTTCCCGTCACGCACATCGCGGAAATAGCTCAGTTTCTGAGCAAAAATACCCTCTGGCGGCTCGTCCGACTGCGTGGTGGCGTAGATCACGAACCCCTCGGGACGAGAGGCGAGCCCGCCCATCACCTCGCGAAACATGTTCTCCGACTGCGCCCGCTTCCCGAATAGCCACAGCTCGTCGATGAAGATCCCGGACGCCTTCTTGCCCGAGACCGTCTCGCTGTCCGCTGCGATGACTTTGAGCGCCGCGCCGGTGTTGATGTTCGTGATCGTCCGAAAGTGCGGCTGCACCTTCAGGAACCCGCCGGACTCCACCCAAAGCTCTTCATCGGCCCGGACCATGCTCGCCGCCGGCCCGAACGAATTGTTCGCGACCTCGATGGTCGGCGCGACAATCAGGAACTCGGCCTCATCTCGCCAATTCCGCAGCAGCGCGGTCAGCATGATCGACGCCGCTTTGCCGCTCTTCCAGTTCTTCTTCGACACCAGGAGCATGTACTCCCGGATCAGCCGGCGACCGGCCTCCGAATCATAGGAGCCGAACAGCGCTCGCGGCAGATCAAACACCCACGGCCGGCACGCCTCGCCGATTGTAGGGCGCCCCGCCATGTCCGTGATCCGCAGATCGCGGAACACAGCCATCGCGCCCTCTGCCTGTTCCGGGAATAGGGGCTGGAACGGCACCAGCGATTCCCGTTCGACGATCCTGCGCTCCCAATCGAGGCAGGCCGTCGACCAGATCGGATCAGGCATTGTAGACGGTCGGCTTCACGCGCGAGCCAGGCGGGGGCGGCGGGGCGTACTTTCCCGAGGCGGCGGACTTCGCACTCGCCGCCTTCGCGTTGCCCTTCGATTCTGCCTTCTCCGCAAGCTTCGCATGCTGGAACGGCATCGCAGCCACTGCCAGCCGGACCTTATCCGCCATCTCCGCGCCCCCGATCTCGCCGTTCAGGACCGCCATCGCGAAGTCGAGCGCGCTTTCAAACTTCCGGCTCTTGGCCTTTTCCGGGTGCCCTGTCGCCGCCTCAAGGACGCGCTGCGCCGCCGCGCCGATGGGCTCAGCTTGCGTACGCTTGCCCCTTGGGGCGCCCGCCTTGGCCTTCGCGCCCGCCTCGCCACCGGATTTCCGTGGCCGGCCGGCGCCGGGCCTAAACCCGCCGCGCGCCATATTCGCTACGCTCCATTTTTGATTTTGCGCCGAAACCGCGTTTCCGCTCAAAGCGATGCGCCGGTTTGATTTCGGCGCGCAGGTTTCGGGGCTGGCTTACAGAGGGGGAAAATCAAACAGGGGGCCCAAAT